TGACTAAAATATAAATGATAAGAGATTTGCCTGAACCTGTAGGGGATACTAATACAGCTCTCTCATTTAAAAGAGCATGCTTAACAGCATCTATTTGGTAATCTCTAGCTTCTATTTTTTCGCCATTAACGCATAAAGGAAGGGTAGAAATAAATTCATCTATATTTTTCTTTGTAACTCCACCTAATAAAATAGAATCATCAACATCGCATTCATATCCCCTTTCAACTGCAAAGTCAATTATATGCTGAAAAAGTCCTGCGGGCAAAGTATTATTACGAATATTAAAAAGTCTAATTTTGCCATCCCACATCTTGTTACGATATGAAGGCATAAACTTATAACCTTCTGCATAGAAAGTAAAGTGTTCAGCTAATTCTCTTATTGAACCTGAGTCATCTGGCGAAGTTATTCTTAGAGAAACTTCATCTATTTTACGTACCTGAAACAAATCTTTTCCAATCAATAATATTTTTAATATGGGTGTGTCTCCATCGTAGATTATTCATAATCTCTTCTAAAGTATTAGCAATTGCTTTTTGATATTCAATCTTTTGCTTTATCTTTACCATATCCGCATCAGACTCATAATAGTATTCGAGTTCTGATTTGAGAGGTTTAGTTCCGCCACCGAATGGATCGTATGCCCAACCTCTTTTATCCATATCTTGTTTGGTCATCTTACCTGTATAATATAACCACTTATCTTTCTTAAGTGTGTCTAGGTCAGAATCAAGTTTTGCTAATTGTAATCGAGTTATATTTACTAACTCTAAATATTTAGCATGGAGCTTTGATGTTTTCTTTGTTTCGTCGTCAAGTGCAAGATCATCAATATGTGAATCTCTCTTCCACATTTTCATAATGTCATCTATTGTCATAATATTATTTATACTATAATTTTAAACCTATCATATCTGAAGGTTATGTCAGTTTGTAAGTAATCAATACCAGTTCCACTAGTTGTAAATTCTACTCCGCTTAAAGATGTAGGAAATACATTAGTAAACTGTATTTGTTTATTAGTTTGATTATGGCTTGATAATATAGATAGAATCATATCGTGCTTTTCTATCTTTGTTTCGTTATCAACCATCCATTTATTCAACTCAATGTAGTTAGTCATTGTCTCGTCGATTGCTATTCGAAGTGTTATAGGATCAAATGTAATTGTATCACCCGAAACAAATCCAACAGCGTTTTTATAATTCACCTGTGTCTCTCCTAGATTCATAGAAGGTAGAGAAAAAGATGTTACAAAAAATTCTGTTGTCGCAAACTTCTCTCTATTAATAGTTAATTTAAAACCATTAGGAGCTAGAAGATTTAGATTCTCTGTTAAATTATTATTAGTTGCCATATAGTTATTTATATAAAAAAAGGGCTCCGATTTGGAGCCCCTCTGTTAAAGGTTTAGTTTAACTATACCTTATTAGCCAGTTGCATTTATGTTAGTAACAAGCATCTTACGGAAGTATTGGTTCGCACCTTGCGTACCGATACCAGCAGTCAACCCAACGAATGGGTGCTGTTGTAGACCGTAACGAGTCTTGAATGCCATCTTAGGCTGGAATGATGCTTCATCTACCGCACGAACCATAGTTAATGGAACATAAGGACAGTAGAAGATACCAGCGTCGTATGGGTTAGTACCTCTGTAACCAAGTGTTACATAGTCTTGAGCCGCATAAGGGTCGATATAAACTTTCAAACGACCATTAAGAACACCAGCGAATGTGTTTCCAGTGTCATCAACACTTAGATTCGCATCTTGAGTTGCTAATGAGTAATCTAATACTCCTGCTGCTGCTAATGCTGAAGCAACGTTAGAAGAACAAAGAACAAAGTTTCCTTTTCCTCGACGTGTTTCTTTAGCAATTGTATTAGCTTCAACTTCTAATTGAAATACAAGAGACTTGTACTTCTCTACCATCCATCGACCGTCAGCATCAGTTTTAAGGTCAAAGATACCAGTATTCGCTGATGTAAACTCAGTTGATTTACTATCAGCATGACCAAGCTTAGCTACGTGGTTAATCGAACGAATAACTTCACGGTTTATTTCAGCAAGAATTTCTGCTGAAAGGATGTTAGCTAATTCAGACTCAGCGTCTAGACCATGAACTGCTTTAAGGTCTTGAGCTAATTCCATTGAGTATTCAGCTTTCAACTGACGAGTCTTAGCTGTTACTGTAGCACGTTCGATAGTGAAACCAGCTGATGGGAATGTTTCATCAACTTCAGCGGTTGCTGTAGTAACACCACCAACAGGTGCGTAATCATCATCACCAGCATATGCTGTAGCGCCATCGAATGGAGATGCGCTTTGTAATGGATTATCTGAAGTAGGTGTAGTACCCTCAGCTGAGAATGCTGTATCTGCTTCATTGAATAAGATTTCGGTTGAACCAGGAGATGCATTTTCTGCACGGTTTCCACCAGCTTTACCTAAATCTACACCACGACTCTTAAGTGCAAAGATAAGACCAGTAGGTGCAGACATTGGCTGTACCCCTGCGATATCGTAAGCAATTAAGTTAGGCATTGCACGTCTAACCATCGATATAAGAATCGGGTCAAATCCTACATTACCTGTTCCACCAACGGCTTGGCCTAATGCGCCTGTGCCGGAAGTGCCAACATTTTCAGTTAGCATACCTTGCTGTCTAAGCTCTTTTTCTGTATTTTCTAAAAGCTTAGCAGTTACAGCACGCTTATACTGATCTTTCAAAGCAGGTGCACCCTCGTGATCGAGAACTGCGCTCCACTTTTTCATTTCTGCTTCTGCGTTAAACATAATTGTTTTCCTTCTATTGTTAGAATATTTTTATGATAAATGTGAACTGTTATTTTTCATGCGTGTAATAGCGTCGACATATTTAGCCATTCCATTAGGAACAGACTTTTCTACTTCGCCTTCTACTACTACTTCTACTTCAGAGTTTCCTGAAGTAACTTCTTTAATTTCTTCTTCTTGTCCGAAGAATGTTGCTTTAAGTGTCTTAACTTTTTCAGTGAAATCTTCTTCACTTACAAATTCAGCACCTTCAAGCATTCCTACAAGCTTAGCAGCTTGTGTTGAAGTCAACTCAGATGATTGTTCGCTGATAATTTTGTTACGAAGTAATTCTTCATATTTTTCAGCAATATCTTCTTTATCTGATTCAGTTTGCTCAAGAGATTCTTTAACTAACTGATTTTCTTCCTGAAGTTCAGAGATTAAATCACGCTTAGACTCTGGGACATCGATATAACTCTCGGTAAAGAGTGAATGAAGTCCTTTCATAAAGTCTTCTGTGATTTCAGAACGAAGTTCGGAATCAACTGTTTCAGCATTCGCGTCAATCCAGTCTTCAACAACGTAAGTAAGATAATCATCAATCTTTTCAACTAATGTTTCACGGACATGACCAAGTTCTTCTTGTAGATCAGATTCGTATTGAGCTTGTAAAGACTCTTTGATAGCTACAACTTTATTGTTGATAGCTGCTTCAAAAATAATTGAAGCTTTGCCTTTAAAGTCTTCTGTAAGATTAGAATCAGCTTGTACTAAAAGATCAATTTCAGACTCAAGGTCGAATGATTCGTCCATTTTGCCTTTTTTGATATTTACCATTTGACTCATTAGCTTACCATAGTTTGATTGAAGATTGTGTTTCTTCATAGATTTCATCATACCATAAGCGGCACTTAGCATGTCACCTTTAGTTTTACCCTTAGCATCGTTTGCTGATTTCTTGATAGCGGCAACGGTAGCTGCAATAGCATCGTTATCGTCATCTTCAACAGACTCGTGCTGAGCGCAAATAATTTCAGTAACAGACTCAAGAGCATTTTCAAGTTGAGACTTTCTCATGCCCTTCATTTCTTTATACAAACGATTCAATGATTCAGATTTAGTCTTAGGAGCTTGCTCCTCTTTCTCATCTTCATCTTCTTCTTCGTCGTCTTCGTGCGCACCTTCTTCGATGTCATCTTCATCTTCTTCTTCGTCGTCTTCTTCCTCATTCTTTTTCTTTTTAGAATGAGCCATTTCTTTGACTTCGTCTTCGTCTTCATCTTCTTCGTCGTCTTTGTGAGCAGCTTCTTTCTTTTTAGAATGTTTAGCTTCTTCAAGCTCTTCTGCTTCCTCAGACTCTTCAGAGATTTCTTCGACTTCTTCTTCGTTTTCTTCAGTGGACTCACCGATTAAAACTTTTAAGACTGTCTCATCTAGACTTACTTCTTTCGAATCCTCTGTTGTTTCTTCAACAACTTCCTGATTTTCAAGAAGGGCATCTTCTTGAACGTTTTCAACAACGTCCGTATTTGTTTCTTCTGCCATTTTAATAATACCTTCTTGGTTTTTATTTACAGTTTGGAGAGGAAATCTTGGAAGATTTTTTCTTGCGCCTCTGCGAGACGGGCCGAACTTGTCTTCTGAATTTCAGTCTCATACTTTTCAATTTGTTGAGGTTTTAAGACTCCACTTTCTAAAACCCAATCAACTCCTTCCATGATGCCATCTACGAAGGCAGCAGGTGCAGAGGGGTCTTGAACAATGTCTACAGTTGATAACATATAGTCATCTTTAACGTAGGTTTTGCCATCTTTCTCTTCAACAGTTCCCATACCACGACTAGAAACGCCTAACTTTACTCCACCTTCGATCAGTCCTTTCACGATTTTTCCCATTGGTGTATCAAGTATTAGCGCTTTTCCAACAACATTATTACCCTCAAATTTAAGCGAGGTAATTTTGTGTGAAACTTTGTCAAGGTTAATAGTTGGACCTTCGGGGTGATTTAATTCCCCAACAGCTCTACCACTTTTAACCTGTTCCGTTACGTACTTCTTAACAGCTTCCTGAAGTACTTCTTTCGGATAAATTCTTTTATTTCTATTTTCTTTTTCAGATTGCATAAAGACACCTTCAATGAAAGTATTCTTTTTACCATCTTTAGTTTTTTCTACAATGCAAAATAGATCATCATTGTAGTTATTTTCAGTTATCAGTTTCATTGTCTGTTCCTGAGTTAAAAATGTCTCCCGTAAGCTTTATCTTACGGATTTCCCGTGCATCACTCATCTTAGAGTCAATAGCATCCTTAAATGCTAATTTAGCACCTTCATTATCATTTTGTAACAATGAATTAAATATTTTTACTGCAGTCTCACTCATAATTCTATTATCCTTTATTTATAAGTTTTTGGTTTTCTAGAAGTCGTCTTCTTCATCATCTGAGGCAATTTTTCCTGATTTAATCTCATCTTCAATTTCTTTGTTCATTCTGTCGATGT